TTACAACCAGCGCTTTTCGCGGGTGAAACAGACCGACAGCCAGGCATCGCCCAGGGTGTCGCCAAGGCGAGACCAGAGCTCCTGACGCAGGGCATCCTGACGTTCGACGGGCCACTCCTGACCCGGCGCCACCAGAATGTTCAATTCCAGATCGAAGCGGCGACCGCTTTTGGCCAGATGGCTGTAGCACTCGATGCCGTGGCGCTGGCGCAGCGCCTCGATCTCCTGCTCGACTTGCCGTGGCACATCCCCCTTGGGGGCGATCTTCAACACTTCCCGCAGGTTGCGACCGAGCACCTTGATGGGAATGAGAGTGGCGCAGAGGGCCAGCAGCGAGACCAGCACCGGGTCTATGTAGCGATTGTATTGGCCGTAGCCGATGGCATCGAGGCCGATGGCGACCACAAAGCCAATCAGCAGAGTGGCGCTGAGCAGGGTATCCACCAGCCACTCCTTGGAGTCGACCCGCACCAGTTCGGAGTCTACCTGCTCGGCAACCTGGGCTTCGATGCGATAGATGATGGCGCAGAAGAAGGTGGAGACGGCGGCATATATAAGGGCGTGGCCGAGATCGATCTCTCGTCCGCCATCCAGCAGGGTGGTGATGCCGCTATAGAGAGCGCCAAGGCAGAGCAGCAGAATAATGGTGCCATTGATGACGTTGGTGATGGGCTCGAAGTGGGCGTAGCCATACTGGAAGCGCGCATCGGAAGGGCGGGTAACGAGATAGGCGGTAACAAGACCGAGGCCTGTCATGCCCATGCTGAACAGGGTGAAGATACCATCGAGCATGATGGCGTTGGAACCAACGAAGAGGCCGTAGCCGATGCCGAAGATGGCAAAGGTGATACAACCGAACAGCGACAGGGTAATGTAACCGACCACAGAGAATGAAAAAACCGGGAGCAGCCGAAAGTAAGTGGGAACTCGTGGGACAAACTCAAGGCTGACAAGGGTTAGACGGCGATCAGAGGGTACCAGGTGCGCGCGGCGCCAAAATGAAAGACGGCGCATGAAGATGGTGTTTAATGCGCCGGAAATGATAAACGAGATTTACCCTTGAACTGGTGGTTTAACTGGGTGTTTAAATGCAGCGACCAGATAGCTTGGTGAGGCTATATCACAATTTCAGATAGTCGCAGTTAAAAAAAATCATGCCCGAGCCAAACCACCTTGCCAATGATGCTCAACGAGTCCAGCTCGTTCGGCATAACCGCCAGGGTGTCGTATCCGGTTTTATTGTCGCTGATGATGTTCACCCCGCCATCAACCCGCTTCTGCAGCCGCTTGGCATAGAGTTCATCCCCCAGACGAAGCACGAACAGGCCGCCATCCTGGATCTGGTTGCGGCTTATATCCACCAGGATAGAGTCGCCAGAATGGATGGTTGGCTCCATGCTGTCCCCCTTGGCAAACACCACTACCAGGTTATCTGGGTTCAACTGGCGGTATTTGAGCCACTTACGGCGGAATGCCAGCCTGCGTTTAACACTATGGTCATCATTAAACGCGCCATGCCCGGCACTCACAGAGATGTGGTAGCCGTCGATCAGCACATACTCTTCATCAAACTCCTCCCATTTGTAGCAAATAGAAGGCTCTGATATCACCTTGATATTGTTGTCTTTTTTGTATTCTTCGTTGCGCGTGTGAGTCGATGGATTCGCTGATGCTGGCTCATCGGCTGAGCTACCTGACAGCAACCAAACCAAATCCACGCCTTTTGCCCGCGCGATGGCGAGAGCGTCATCAGCTCTGGGAATGCGGCCTTTTAAAAAGGTGCGGACAGCGCCCTCTGAGAGTCCGATCTCTTCTGCGAATGAGCGCACGCTTTGGGTACCAATGACCTCAGTTAAACGCTCAGGGAAGGATCCGATCCCACTCCTAAGAAACGGATCTGCATTTCCGATCTGGTTCTCGTTTTCCGATTCCATCATATCCCTTTTAAATCAATCAGTTAAAAGCGCATCTCATTATGCGTACATTTGTGAGTGTCGGAAACGTACATTTATCATTTCTAGTGATTGACGTGCGTACGAAACGGATCAATAATCACGAATGTTCGCAGTGCGTATAAATGTAAAGTGTACGCAATGCGAATAACCAACGGATATTAACACGGAATGAACCGATGGAAATACGAAGCGCGAAACACATACATGCACACCTTGTAGCCAAAGGCTCAAGCTGTCGTGCATGGGCCCTGTCTCGTGATTACAACCCACGAACAGTCCAGCTGTATGTTCAAATGTACGCGCCTGACACTAACCGGTTACCACGGGATGGATCCCTTGCCGACAGGATCATGAAAGAGCTGTATGAGTTCATTGGTTACCAGCAAGGGGCCGAGTCAGGTGAGGAGCATGACCATGAGTGAGTGGTTTACTTCGATTAAACTGGCCGGTTTGCCTGGTCTGCCTGCAACAGATCGCGCAATTCGGATCCGGGCTAGCAAAGAGAATTGGAAATCCAGACCAAGGGAAGTAGGTAAAGGCAGCGAGTTCCACATCAGTTCACTGCCAGCAGAAACCCGCCGTTATCTGGCTGAGCAGGCTGTGGCTGAGCAAGGTCAGGCCGTGACCGATCACAGTGCTGGCGGCAAGGCGATGGCCAAGCTATTGGAGCGGGAGCGCCCGGTCAAGCCTGATGCTGGCCGCAAACTGCTGACCCTGAGCGAAGCCCCACGCAAAAAAGTAGATGCCAGACTGCTGATTTTGCAGGCCGCCGATATCTTTCTGGCGCCCTATCACGCCTGCCAGCAAGGGGAGGTTGGTCGCCGGATCTTTATCGAGGCATACCGTACCCGCAGCCTGCAGTTGCCAGCCAGCGTCTATGAGCGGCAAAAACCGTTCAGCCTGATCACGCTGCGCCGTTGGCAAAGCTCGCTGGCTAATGAAGGCCCAGCTGCACTGGCTGGCAATTATCAGCGTGAACGGCCATCAACCGTTGAGCAAAGCCCTGAGTTGGCCAAGTTCCTCACCGCATTGGTGACGGCCAAGCCACACCTTGCCAACAAGTGGGGCGCTCTGCATGAGCTTGCCACCGAGTACAACGAGATGAACAAGCTGGGATGGCATATCCCCAGCCAGTCATCCCTGCGCCGCTGGATGGTCAAGTGGTTGGCTGAAAACAAAGTGGCCTTTACCTATGCCACCAACCCCGACGCCTACAACAACAAATACCGCACAGCCATCGAGGAAATGTACCCCTGGATGGGTCAGCCAAACGATGTGTGGGAGTTCGACAGCACCCCGGTCGATGCCATGTTGGTGGATGGCCGTCACAGCATTATCGCGGTGATCGACGTGTTTACTCGCCGCGTTCGTCTGCTGGTGGCCAAGAGCTCCTCCAGCGAGGGGATCTGCCTGCTGCTGCGCAAGACCCTGTTGGCCTGGGGCACTCTTAACGACAACGGCGTGATGCGTACCGATAACGGTTCTGACTACGTGAGCCAGCGGGTGATGTCGATCTGCAATCTGCTGGATATCAATGTCAGCCGCTCCAATGCCTATTCGGGTTGGGAAAAGCCCTTTATAGAGCGATTTTTCCGCACCCTGAGCCACGGCCTGATCGAGTTGCTGCCCTCCTATATAGGCCACTGCGTGGCTGACCGGCAGGTGATTGAAGCCCGCAAGAGCTTTGCCCAGCGGTTGGAAGAGAAGCGCAAACCGGATGCGGAAAAAGAAATTTTTGAGTTGGCGATGACGGCCCAAGAGCTGCAGACCCTGCTCGATAACTGGCTGGATGCCCGCTACCACAACAAAAAGCACAGCTCACTGGGGATGACCCCAAACGAGAAGTACCAGAGCGCCCGTTATCAGCGCCGGGCCATTACCGATGAGTCTGCGTTGGATCTGCTGCTCAACCATATCGGTGAGGCGACCGTTTCCAAGGGCTTTATTAAGGCTGGTTGCCTGAAATACAGCGCCCCGGAGCTGTTGGAGCACACCTGGAAGGGCCAGCGGGTCAGCGTGTTTCTCGATCCCAACGATGTGGGCCGCGCCACCTTGTACCGCACCGGAGATTGGGGAGAGCGAGTGGAGGCAATCAATACCGAACTGCTCGGCAATGGCATCAGCCCAGACGCATTCCGTGCCGCCAAACGTGAGGATGCCAAGGTACTGGCCCGCTTCCGCCGCGAGATGCGCAATGTGGCCAAGACATTTGGCATCGACCAGTTACATCAGGATGTGGTCACTCATTTTGTTGAGCAGGCCAAGGATGTGGCCCAGTTCAAGCGCTCGGATCTGAACCTCGACAACCCGGCGTTGGCCGCCCTGACAGGGGTTGCGGCATCCAGTGAGCCGGTCGGGTTCAGCGCGGCAGAATTGGCCGCCATCGAAGCAAGACGCGAGGAGAAAGCCAAGCGAGTAGAAGCCACGGCAGGGCAGGAGTCTCGGGCGCTAAAAACCGAATACGAACAGGCCATCCATTTGGCCGAAAAAGAATTGGATTCACCGCTGACCGAGCGGGAGAAGGAGTGGCTGACCAAGTATCTCTACAGCCACAAGCTGATGGCAAAACGGATCAATCGCCATCTGGATGAAGTTAGGGCCACACGTCAGAACCAAGCCAATGGATAACGTGCAGCCCTGTTTAAACCATAGATAAAGGACATAAACACTATGAAACACAAGATCGTTGAAGTCAAAAACATGATCAAGACCGAACAACTGCTCGACAACCTGCTCAACCGCTCCAGCATCGTGCCGGGCATTGGCTTGATCCACGGCCCCTCCGGCTTTGGCAAGACTACCGCCGTGGAGTGGCTGTTCAACCAGGACGAAGTAAACGGCATCTATGTCCGCTGCTACAAGGCCGATACGGTGACCAGCCTGCTGGAACAGATTGCCAAAGAGATTGGCATCCCCCAGCGCCATAACCTGCGGGCCCAGGTCGATAGCATTGTCGAAGCCGTGCGGGCCGAAGAGTTGGCCATCTTCGTGGACGAGGCCGATTACGTGGTCGGCAATGCCCGCATCATGGAGACCCTGCGCGATATCTACGATGCCACCGAACAACCTCTGATCCTGGTCGGGATGGAGGAGATTGCCCGCCGTATCAGCCAGCGCAAGCAGCTGTTTAACCGCATCTCCCAGTGGATCGAATTCAAACCGGCTGATCTCGATGACGTGTCCCTGATTGCCAGCGAAATGCTGGAGGTGGACGTGGAAATTGATGATGCCTTGCTGGATCTCATCCGCAAACGTTCCAACGGGGTGGTTCGTACCATCGTCTCAGCCCTCGACAAGATCGAGAAGATGGCCATGGCCTCTGACGCTCGCATCATCCGCTTGGAGGATGTTGACGCCAGCGAACTGCTGCATGACGTGCGCCGCAGCCGGTAGCTGCCAGATATACCCCAATAACAACAAAGCACGGGAGGGATACCAGTGGTTGATATGAGTGGTAAATCCAAGACGGAATCAGCTTGGCGATGGATGTGTGGAAAATCGGAGTTTGATATTCCGACCCTACGCAAAGACCTCGGTATGGGGGCTAACCATGCTCACCAGTTGGTAAATCGCTTGCTTTCGACTGGCCATGTACACATTGCCGTCCAAGGAGCATCACGCACCGCAAGCCGATACCAAGTATCTATTCCACAAGAAAAACTGCCCGATGAGATTGATGGCAGAAAGGCAGGCCGCTGGGCCAAGAAACGGGCGACCAAAAAAACCAGCCGCCAGAAGATGTGGAACACCATGAAAATAAGCAGAACGTTCGGGCTTATTGAATTAGCAATGACCTCAAATACTGCCACCAATAGTGCCTCCATATATACGAGGTCATTGGTTAAAGCCGGTTATTTGAAGGTATTGGTGGCCGCCGTTCCTCATAAAGGAATTGCCAGCAAATATCTGCTGACCAGAGATACCGGCCGTCATGCCCCAATTGTTCGCAGGAATGGCTGTTGGGATCAGAACCAGCAACGGCTTTATCCGTTCCTGGTTGAGGAGGGTGAACATGGAAACGTGGCTTGAAGTGTTAAAGGCCGAAGTCGCAGCCACGTCATTAGCTGTGGTGGCTGAAAAGCTCGGCTTGTCGCGCACAACCATCAGCCAAGTGTGCAACGAAAAATACCCAGGCGACTTGGCGCGGGTACAGATGCTGGTCGAGGGCAACCTGATGGGGCAGACGGTGAACTGCCCAATTTTAGGGGAAATACCAGTTCATCAGTGCCTTGCCCATCAGCGCCGTGGCCCCAGTGACGTGGGCAGCAGCCCGATGGATATCAAGCTCTGGAAGGCTTGCCGCTCAGGTTGCCCCCATAGCCAGCTGACGGAGGAGCAGCAACTGCGCCGCCCGATGCGGTTATCGGTGGAGCAGAGCAAAGGGTCACAGAAAACGGCTCGCTATGACGCCGAGGCGACCCTCTCCAGGTTACGCCGTCAGGCCAAGAGCGATGGCGACAATGCCAGTTCGTCGCTGCGCATCCTGAGTGAGTTGCTGGCGGACGAGCTGAAAATCATGGGTATCAAATACAACCGACTGCTCGACAAGCAAGAAGGTAAATAACGGTTGGCGGGGGTTGGGCTCGGAATAAGCAGTGGGCCCGGTGATGAATCACAAGGAGAACGGGATGAAAAAGAATCTGCGCAGCAATTTGCACAAGACTGCCGAACAGCTCAGCCACTGGTTGACGGCCAGAGGATATGAAGTCCGCACCAGTCAGGTGTGCCACACCCCGCTGCTGGCTGTCACTGGCCCTTTGCCACAAGCGATGAAGGCCCGCGCCGTATTAAGCCGCGAATGCCTGGCTGGCGTGGTTCGGGAGGTCGCCCTGGTGCGCTTTGGCGGCTGCCTGCTGCACTGGCGCCAATAAGGAGAATGGAGATGGCCAAGATAGAGCTCGATATCGAAGACGAAGCACTGGCCAAGGTCGTGCTGCGTCAATTACCCAAGTTCCTCGAATTTTGCCGTGCGACTCACCTGGAAGAGCAGGTACTCGGCCCAGCGAAACAGCAGGCTGCCGCCGTGTGCTATCAGATGCCCGGCAGCAACAAGATCCATTAAGGAGAACCCTATGCAAGAAGCACAAACCAGCAGTACCACCCCGATGCGCCAGAACGCCCAAGGGCACTGGGTACCGGAAAACCTGATCGCCCCAGCTGACAAGCTGCGTGATGAAGTGGTGATGGGCATCATTGCGGCTGCCCGCGAGCAGCGTTCGCAGCTGGCTGCCTTCAAGATTGGCGCCATGCAGCAGATCAACGACTTTGTTGACCTGTCATCCGAGCAGTACGGCGTGGCGTGGGGCGGCGCCAAGGGCAACGTGACCCTGCTCAGTTTCGACGGCCGTTACAAGCTGATCCGGGCCGTGGGGGAGCACCGCAAATTTGATGAACGGATCCAGGCTGCCAAGGTGCTGATTGACCAGTGCATCGCCCGCTGGAGCGATGGCGCCAGTCCTAAACTGCGGGCCCTGGTTGACCACGCTTTTCGGGTTTCCAAAGCCGGTCATATCGACGTGAACCAGGTGCTATCCCTGCGTCAGCTCAACATCGAAGACGCCGACTGGGAGCAGGCCATGCAAGCGATCGCCGATGCCATTCAAGTGACCGGTACCAGCCAATACCTGCGGCTCTATGAGCGTGACGCTCACGGGCGTTACATCCAGATGAGCCTGGATCTGGCCAAGTTGTAAGGGGAGGAGACGCGATGGAAATCAACGTGGATATGGCCGAGGAGCAACTGCAGCTCTGTGAGCAGATCACTGAAACAGAGGGCACCTGCTACCCCGACGACACCTATGAGGATGGCATCAAGGCCGCCCTGCTCTGGGCGCTGGGGCTGGGGCCTGCCCCCCTCAATGCCGAAGAGTATGAAGGGGCGAAGCCACTGCAGTTCGAGTAACGGCCCGATGCGAAACAGGGCGGCAATGCCGCCCTGTCTGCCCGATGTGGTGATCGGGTACTGATGAGCAGCTAGGGATAAGCAGATGAAAAGTCGAATTTTAGAGAAGATCAAGAAGCTGCTGGCCATGGTCGAGCGGGGCAACCCCCATGAGTCAGCGAATGCGATGAAGAAGATCCAGGCGTTGATGGCGGAGCATCAGCTCTCCAGCGAAGACGTGGCCTTGAGCGGTATTGATACCGCCAGCGCCAAGGCGGCCAACAGCAGTCAGAAGCAACCGGGTTGGAGCCATTGCCTGCTCACCATTATCGCCGAGGCGTTTGGGGTTGAAGCGATCTTTCAATGGACTGGCTTTCCACGCCGCCAGATGCAGGTTGTGTTTATTGGCCCAGCCGAACGGGCGGAAATCGCGGGCTACGTCTATAGCGTGCTGGCTCGCCAGTTGCTGGCATCCCGCCGTGAGTTCCTGGCCACGCTGAACAAGCGCATGAAGAGCACCACCAAGACGGCCAGAGCTGACCTGTTTTGCGAGGGATGGTGCCAAGGGGTGTACGGCAAGGTGGTGGCATTGGTACCGAGTGAGCATGAAAACGAGCTGGTTGCCCAGTACAAGGCCAAGCACTTTCCCCATCTGGTCAAGGGCAAGGTCAGAGAGAGCAAGGCGACCAGACGCGATGAGGGGGCTCGCTACGATGGCTATGTGAGCGGCAAACAGGTGGAGCTCAATGCCGGAGTGAAGGGGCAAGAGCAGGCCAAGCTGGAGGCGCTATGAACGCGCCTGCTGTCGTCTGGATGGCCCTTAACCTGCTGGCTGGCGTGTTCGCGCTGGCCATCCTTGTGGCTCAGTAACCGAGGTGACATATGGAAAATGTGAAAGCGCTGCTCAATACCAGCGTGGCCGATGCCAAAAGCACATTGGAGTGCGCACTGCAGGGCAACCCGCTGGGTGCGCTGGCCGATGCGCAGCTTGCCATCGACTTTATCTACCAGTACGGCTACGCCGATGGCCAGAAATCAAGACTGGCCATGCTGAACACCATCGCCAACAAGGCGCGTAAAGCGCTCAGGAAATGAAGGGGAAACTATGAGTAAGACGGTGTACACCTGGGCGGCCCTGGCTACCTACTTGAATGAGTTGAGCAAGAACGGCCAGCTTCCCGGAGACATGCCAGTTTCAGCCTGTGGCTTATCCGGTCTGAGCGTCGAGATCAAGGAGGGCCATTTGGTCATTGATGAGCCGCAAGAGTAAGAGGAAGAAGCGAAACGGGGGCCTGCCCCCGTCTACCCGGCGTGGTGGCCGGGTACTGATGAGCAGCCGACCTGGGCCCAGGTCTTCACCGCCTCGATAAAGGAGCACGGCGATGACTAAAACAGAGATGGATATTCGGCTTACCAAGATATTCAGCACCGCAGCCATTGCACTGGCGGCCGCTGAAAAACGGGCTGTGTGCAAACAGCTCAAACAGTTTATTCGAGAGGCCCGCGCCCAGGGGTTATTTGCCCTGGCGGGGGAAGCAAGCCAGATGCGCTGGCAACTGGTGGCTGAACTGCAGCAAGCCAGAACGGTGGCGCTGGAGGCCAGTCATGGCCATGTCTAACTGGCAACGACTGCTGGCCTACGTGATGAAGTTTGGCAACTTGAGCCAGCAACAGGCAGAGCAGTGGCTCGATAGCCATTGCCCTGAATGGCGTAGTGGGCCTGACGTGATGGCGGCCGGGCAAATCTGGATGAAAAAGACGGGGAGGGGGAATTGAACACCTTAGCTAACAATCAGCCAAATGCTGCGCAGAGTGGTGATCGTACCCGCCTGATCCGTCTGGTTCAGGTTGGCAGGCGCACCCTGGGGCTCGATGAGGAGACCTATCGGGCGTTGCTGGAGCAGCAGAGCGGCAAGCGTTCGGCGGCCGAGTTGACGATCCCGGAGCTGGACAAGGTGCTGCTGGCCATGAAGGGAGCAGGGTTTAAACCGACGGTTAAACGCCCTGTTAAAGGGGCTGTTAAAGCGGGAGAGCACAAGCGTTTAAGCCCGGCCCGTGGGGCCCATGCCAAAACCGCCGAGATAAACGTGATCCGGGCAGTATGGATCACCATGCACCGCCATGGCCTGCTGCGCGATGGCAGTGAGACGGCCTTGAATCACTATGTTGAGCGGCAAACGGTACGGCTTAACAACGGCATCGGCGTGGCAGAGGTGGCCTGGCTCACCGATGGGTTGGCGTACCAGGTGCTTGAGTCGCTGAAGAACTGGCACAAGCGGGAGCTGGTTGCCCGCCTTGTTGCGGCCAAGAAAACCGTCCCCACCAATGGGAAGTCCGGGCGAGTAGCCGGTTATCAGGCCGTTGTTGCTGCGTTTGAGGAGATGAATGATGGACGCTAACGCTGAGAATCTGGACTTGTTCGCCGATGATCATGAGTCGCTGGGGCAGCTTGTCGATCGCCTGGATCAGATCCCGACCACCGAACTGACGGCCAAATGGCCCAAAGCCCTGGCAGAGTTGGTCGATGTGCTGGCCTGCGAGTTGGTCAGAGGGGGAATGGAGCCGGAGCTGGCCAAGGCTCAGGCCCGCAAGTTGGCGCTGGTACAGGCCCATTACATGGGGGGCCGTGCCTACTACATCCCCACCGGGGATCATCTCAAGGCCGCGTTACGTGACCGGGCTATCTGGGACGAGTTCAATGGGCGGAATATCGATGTGCTGGCTCGCAAGCATGGCCTCTCGGTGCCACAGACCTATGCGGTGGTGGCCGAACAGCGCGAGCTGACCCGCCGCCGCCATCAGCCTGACCTGTTTGGCTATCAATAGAGATGCGACTCACATTAAAGAGAAACCCCGCTGCGGCGGGGTTTCTCTTTTGGCTCTGATGTTTTAGCCTGAATTTCCAACAAGGAGGTGCGTGTGACAAGGTGTATGTGGTTGGTCGCTGGGGTGCTGTGGGCAGGCGCGTCGGTTGGTGCCGTAAAGTATAAATGCGATGGGGAATGGGTGGACTATTGGCCATGTGACAAAGAGCAGGTCGATCATAGCAACGCCATTCAAGCCATGAAGGATGAATACTCAGCTAGAGCGTCTGAACCCGAGCCGGTTATGGATGCCCCAGTCAGCACATCATCCCCCGTGTCTGGTTGTGGCAGTGAGGATGTAAAGTGCTTTGCTGACAAGGCCAGGTCTGATGCTCTGATTCCTTGCAAACATAGTATTGAAAGCAGGGCTCGGTACGATTACGAATGGACGGACAGCCTGTTTGGCAAACCGCTTTTTGAATTTGACTACATGTGGGGGATTCCGCCTAACGTTGTCGTGTACTACGGCTCGGCGTTGAAGGCCCAAAATGGATTTGGTGCCTGGAAAGAAATGTACTATCAATGTTGGTACAACGTGAGAACCTCACAGATTGAAAGGGTGGTTTTAAGATAGCTGCATTCATGTAACCCACCATAAACCCATGCCATAAAGGCCCCTCGGTACGCTGCTGATAACGCAGTTCACCGAGGGGCCTTTATGTTATCACTCGCACTTAAATGGCTGCTTCGTCCCGATGTGGAAGGGGGCGAAGTCAACCATCCCGCCGACCGTGGTGGTCATACCAAGTACGGCATGGCCGATGCCGCCGATGGCAAGAAGGACGGCATGGCCGACCTCGATCGGGATGGGGTACCCGATATCGCTATCGGTGATCTGACTCCGGCCCATACCGAGCCCTTTTACCGCCAGAACTACTGGATGCCCGCCCGCTGTGACCTGATTGCCAGCTTAAGCCCGGCACTCTCTATCGCCGTGTTTGATGCAGCGGTGCATCACGGGCCGAAACGCGCCATCCAACAGCTGCAGCAGGTCTTGGGGGTGATGGCAGATGGCCGCCTTGGCCCGGTGTCGATTGGCAGGCTCAAGCAGCAACTGGGCGCCAAGGGCGAGGGCCAGTTCCTGCTGGCGCTGATGATGCAGCGGGCCAGCTTCATGCACGGCATTGTGCGCAAAGACCCGAGCCAGTGGGCCAATGCCGATGGCTGGATCAACCGGCTGCTGCGTCTGCAGAGCTACCTCCTTTCCGACGTGGTTGGCGAGGTGGTGGCATGAGCGTGCTGACCATCAAGCAACAGAAGGCGGCGGCCGCGATCCAGGCTGCGGGCTACTTTGGCATTCCTGAGCTCAAGAACCCCCGCTATCTCGCTTGCTTCAAGGATGGGCGCAAAGCCCATCTCAAGGCCGCTTTGGCCAATCAGATCGCTGACCCGAAGGCGATCCCGCTCTATAGCCACCACCAGACCCGTCAATCCCTATTCGAGAAAGGGTGGCGTTCGGTGACCGAACTGGATCGCCTGCGGGCCCGTGCCCGTCATTCCCAACCTCAACAAAAGGAAGTACATCATGCCTGATTCCCTGTTACCTCAAGCGAAGTCTGCCTTCAAAAGCCGCACCGTGATCGGTGGTGTGATTGCCGTGGGGGCCGGTATTGCGGGCCTGTTCGGTGTGCCGGTCGATGCGGGTACCCAAGCCAGCTTGGCATCCACCCTGGTGGATCTGGCCAGTGCGGTGGGTGGCCTGCTCGCCATCTGGGGCCGCATCAAGGCGACTCATACCGTCAAGTAAGAGAGGTCATGTGACAAACCTCATAGACCGCGCCCAGCAGGCCGATGCCGATCGGACTGGGCGCATTATCGAAGCCCACCAGAACAGGGCAAGGCCACACGGCGATGGTATCTGCTGCGATTGTGACGAAGCCATCCCGCCCTCCCGCCTTGCAGCCGAGCCTGGTGCCGAGCGCTGTATCGAGTGCCAGACCCTGTATGAGCGCAAGGAGGCGACCCGTGTGGGAATTCATCGTTAAGAACTGGGGCCCGCTCTATGCGTTGGCCAGCCTGGTGGGTCTGGTGGTCATCATCTTGCTCTCCAAGACCTACGCCAAGCGCGAAGACCTCACTGCCCTGGTGCAGAGAGTGCAGCGGGTGGAGCAGGTGCTGGCTGATCTGCCGAGCGAGCGTGAGCTGCACAAGCTGCAGTTGGAGATCAGCGAGCTGCGGGGGGAGTTGCGGGAGGTGAAGCCGGAGCTGCGCCAAGCCCGTCGCCTTGCCGATCTGCTGTTGGAAAATGAACTCAAGGAGAAGGCATGAGTATTCAAGCGATATTGGACGCCCAGCAGCGGCTGGTGATCCTGCGCTCCCTGCTGGATATCGGAGGTGCCGCCAACGAGTCAATCCTCAATGACTGCCTCGACCAGTTGGGTACCGGCCGGGTGACGCGGGATCGGGTAAAGACCCTGCTGGCCTGGCTGGAAGAGCAGGGGCTGGTGCGCATCGAGCGACTGGCCACGGTGCAGGTGGCTCACTTGACCGGTCGGGGCCAGGACGCGGCAGAGGGCCGGGCAACGGTGCCCGGCGTCAAGAAGCCCCGAGCGGAGGATTAAGTATGGCCGAGAAACCGACCCGAGGCCGCGCCAGCAAGGTGTGGCTGCTGCCTGAGTCCATCCGCAACGCGCTCAACGAGATGCTGCGGGATAAGGGCAACAGTCAGGCCGCCATCCTGGATGAAATCAACGGCCTGATCGAGGAGGCGGGGTTGCCCGATGATCTCAAGCTCTCCCGCTCCGGGTTAAGCCGTCATGCCAGCCAGGTTGAACAGGTCGGCCAGCACCTGCGGGATTTGCGCGAAACCACGGCCGCCTTGACCTCCCAGCTTGGCGACAAGCCGATGGGGGAGACCACCAAGCTCATTCTGGAGCTGGGCCGTTCCCAGTTGTTCAAGGCGATGCTGGCTCAGGTGCAGAACCCGGAGGAGGCGGTGGATATCGACATGCTGAAGAACGCCATGCTGGCGGCCCAGCGGCTCGAATCGACCGCGATGCAGAGTCACAAGCGGGAGAAAGAGATCCGCCAGGCATTTGCCGAAGAGATCGCCGCCAAGACTGAAGCCATCGTGACTCAGGCGGGCTTGAGCGGCGAAGCCGCCGCCGAGATACGCCGCGAAATCCTGGGGATTGCCTGATGAGCACGATCGCCCAGCAGTTGGCCCAGACCCTGGGTACCGAATACAACCCCGACGAGGTGTTGCTGCCGTACCAGCGCATCTGGATTGCCGACGAGAGCCCGCTCAAGATCGCCGAGAAGAGCCGCCGTACCGGTATCACCTGGGCAGAGGCGGCTGATGCGGCCCTGACGGCCTCCAAGACCAAGACGGCAGGGGGTTGCCACCACTTTTATGTGGGCAGCAACAAGGAGATGGCCCGCGAGTTTATCGATGCGGTGGCGATGTGGGCCAAGGCGTACAACAAGGCGGCCGGTGAGATCCAGGAGGAGGTATTCACCGACGACGAGGACAAGGCGATCCTCACCTTCGTGGTCTATTTCGCCTCGGGCTTCAAGGTGCAGGCGCTCTCCAGCAACCCCTCCAACCTGCGGGGGATGCAGGGCAATGTGACCATCGACGAGGCCGCTTTCCACGACCGACTGGCCGAGGTGCTCAAGGCCGCCATGGCGCTGACCATGTGGGGCGCCAAGGTGCGGTTGATCAGTACCCATAACGGCGTCGATAACCTGTTTAACCAGCTCATCAACGACAGCCGAGCGGGCCGTAAAGAGTATTCCATCCATACCATCAGCCTGGACGATGCTTGCCGCCAGGGGCTCTATCGCCGGATCTGCCAGGTCAAGGGCGGCCTTTGGACACAGGAAGCAGAGGACGCCTGGAAGGCGGGGCTGCTCAAGGCCACCGCCACCGAAGAGGACGCCCTGGAGGAGTATTTCTGCGTACCCAAGCAGAGCAGTGGCGTCTATATCAAGCGCACCCTGATCGAGCGGGCGATGCAACCGGATATCCCCATCCTGCGCTTTACCGCCCCCAAAGACTTCGAGCTCTCGAGCGAGGAAGCCCGCAAGGCGCTGGTGGATATCTGGTGCGAGGAGAACCTCAAGCCCTGCCTGGAAGCGCTCGATCACAGTTGTCGCCATGCGTTTGGAGAGGACTTCGCCCGCAAGGGGGACTTGTCGGTGTTCGTGCCGCTCTCCATCGCCACCAACTTGCGCAAACAGGTGCCCTTTGTGGTGGAGCTGGTCAATGCCCCCTATGAGAGTCAGCGCCAGATCCTGTTCTACCTGCTGCAGGGGTTGCACCGTTTCACGGCGGCGGCCTTCGATGCCACCGGTAACGGCGGCTATCTGGCAGAGGCTGCCAGACTGCGCTGGGGCGCCAGCATGATCGAGTGCGTGATGCTCAATGACCCCTGGTATCGGGAGTGGATGCCCAAGCTCAAGGCGGAGTTTGAGGATGGCAACCTGACCATCCCGCGCCATGCAGACGTGCAGGATGACTTGGGGAAAATCCAGGTCATCAACGGCATCCCCAAGATCGACAAGGGCAAGAACACCGGCCAAGGGGGCCAACAGCGCCACGGTGACTTTGCGGTGGCCTTGGCCATGGCGGTGCGGGCCAGCTGGATGGAGGGGGGCGCCATCGAGTTCACCCCACTACCAGGTAAACGTGATGACCATGGCAGCGACAACAACGATGACTATCACCGATATGAGCGAGGAGCCTGGTAATGGGCAGGATCATTGATATCCATGGCAAAGCCATGAGCCTGGAAAAAGAGCCGCAGACCGAGAACGATGCCAAGTTGGCCCAGCTGCGCCGTCACTACAGCGATCATCCGACCATCGGGCTGACCCCAGGCAAAGCGGCTGCGGCGCTGAAAGAGGCCGAGGAGGGGGGCCTGATCGCCCAGTGCGAGCTGGCCGAAGACATGGAGGAAAAGGATGCCCACCTGCAGAGCGAGCTCGGCAAACGCCGCCGTGCCCTGCTGGGGGTGAGCTGGACAATCGAGCCGCCCCGCAACGCCACCCCGGCCGAGAAGCGCGATGCCGAGCTTATCCGGGAGCTGCTGGAGGACTTCACCTGGTTGGATGATGCCATCTTTGACGCCACCGACGGGATCCTCAAGGGGTTCAGTGCCCAGGAGTTCAGCGGCTGGGAGATGGTCGAGGGGTTGCAGATCCCCAGGGGCATCGTCTGGCGCGACCCTGCCTGGTTCCAGACCCACCCGGATGATCGCAATCAGCTGCGCTTGCGAGACGGCAGCCAGGCAGGGGTTGCCCTCAACCCGTTTGGTTGGCTGCTGCACAAGGCCAAGTCAAAATCGGGGTATCTGGCCCGCACCGGGCTTATCCGCACCCTGGTCTGGCCGTTCCTGTTCAAGAACTACAGTGTGCGGGATCTCGCCGAGTTTCTGGAGATCTACGGCCTGCCGGTGCGGCTGGGCAAATACCCGGAAGGGGCGACCGAGAAAGAGAAGGCCACCCTGCTGCAAGCGGTGCTATCCATCGGTCATAACGCCGGGGGCATTATCCCGCGCGGGATGGAGATTGAGTTCCAGAACGCCGCCAGTGGTCAGGCTGATCCCTTCGTGGTGATGATGGATTGGTGCGAGCGCTCCATGAGTAAGGCCATCCTGGGGGGCACCTTGACCTCACAGGCTGATGGCAAGAGTTCGACCAATGCCCTGGGCAATGTCCATAACGAGGTGCGCCAGGAGGTTCGGGATGCCGACCTGCGTCAGCTGGCTGCTACCCTGACCCGCGATCTGGTCTATCCGCTCTATGCCCTGAACGGCAAGAGCTACCAGGGGCCGCGCCGGTGCCCCCGGTTGGAGTTTGATGTGACCGAGCCGGAGGATATGCGCGATTTGGCCTATCCGCTGCGGGCCCTGGTGGGGATGGGAATGCAGATCCCGGCGCAGTGGGTGCGGGATAAGTTACAGATCCCGGCCCCCAAAGAGGGGGAAGAGGTACTGATCATCGTGGACAAACAGGCCGGGCAGGGAGACGCCGCGCTCAAGGCAAAGGGACTGGCCACGCTGGCGGCAAGTAAAGGTGAGGCCGACAAGGGGGATAACAACGATGCCCAGTTGGCCCGGCTGCAGGCCGAGGCGGCCCCTCTGCTGGCGGGAATGACCGATGCTGTCCAGGCGCTGGTGATGCAAGCCACGACCCTGGAAGAGATCCGGGATGGCTTGTTGGCGCTGGAACCTGAGCTCAGCCATGACGAGCTGGGGGCGCTGATGGCACAAGCCATCGCCGCCAGCGAGCTGCTCGGCATGCTTGAGATGGAGGAGGGCCGCTGATGCCCGTTCGCTATGGTTCCTTGCCCTTTGCCGAGGCGATCGCCTTCTTTCGCCAGAAGCTCGATATGCCAAGCGAACGCTGGGCCGATGTGTGGCGCGATGCCCATAACCGCGCCTTTATGGTGGCGGGGGCCACCAAGACGGATCTGCTGGCTGACCTGCGCGGGGCGGTAGACAAGGCGATCAGTGAAGGGCAATCAATCGGGGCTTTTCAGAAGGCGTTCAAGGAGATTGTGGCCCGCCACGGTTGGGAGCATACCGGCCCGGCGTCCTGGCGCTCCCGCGTCATCTTCGAGACCAACCTGCGCCAGAGCTATAACGCCGGGCGTGATGAACAGATCCAGCGTATCAAGCACAAACGCCCCTATGCGCTCTATCGTCATGGGGACTCCGAGCACCCCAGGGAGTTGCACCTCAAGTGGAACAACCTGGTGCTGCCGGTGGATCACCCCTGGTGGGAGACGCACAGCCCCAGCAATGGCTATGGCTGCAAGTGCAAGAAGTTCCTGCTCTCCGAGGCAGACCTCAAGCGGCGCGGCTTGGTGGTCGGCAAGGCCCCGGACGATGGTGAATATGAGTGGGTGGACAAGGCCACCGGGGAGTTGCACAAGATCCCCAGAGGCATCGACCCCGGCTTTGATTATCGGCCCCAGACCCCGGCCGACCTGACCAGGGTGGTGACCAAGCGCGAAGCGGCCAAGCCTGCGTTGGCCGAGCGCCTGCCAGAGCGGATAGTGGAGAGCGCCTTCTCCAGCGTCAAAGGTGTCACCGCCCAGGGGTTGAGTGATCTGCTGACCCAGTTGCCAGCTCCCCAGCGTGAACCGTTGGCGGCATTCCTCAAGGCACATCCGGTCAAAACGCTGTTTATCAAGCAGAGCGAGATGGGGAAAGGGGCAGCCAGCCTGAAGGTAGCGCCCGCGATAGGTGAATATCTGGGGATGGATCCTAATAGTGTCAGGGCTTGGTATACCTTGCGTGGAGCAACCAAGACCAACGGCTTTACCTTTGCGCACGCCGACCATGTGGTGATTAAAGTGGCAGCCAGCGACAAGCTGGGTGGTGTGGATATGCAGGCAGTACAGGCGGCGGTTGCTCAAGTTATCTCGGATGCCAAGGCTAACCAGGGCCCTCGAACCTGGCAGCCACGCGGTAGCAGTGGGGACTCGTTCCGCTTACACTGGAGTATATCGTCTAATGTTGGTGACACCCTGGGGCCCGCTGCCCAGCGCATCTCTACCTGGTTGCATGAGCTTGGCCATCAGGTTCACTTTTGGGCAGGAGAGCCGGATCTCAGCAGGCTGGGATTGCTGACTGAATATGGCGCCAAGAGCCGCCGCGAAAAGGCTGCAGAAGCATTTGCCGCGTGGGTTCTGGCCAGAGAGCAGTTGATGGAGCACTACCCAGAGCTGGCTGCACAAGTCGAAGCCATGCTGACAGAGGCCACCCAGGCTACCACCAAATCCAAATGACGATGGCAAGGAGTGAACAATGAAGCTATTGGAGCAAGCAAACGCCTTGTTTGAGTCGGGTGATCTGCTAACGCTGGATGATGTCAAAACGCTGGCATCACTTTGTGCCAAGGCATCTGGCAAAGAGGCAGAGTATCTAGGGGATCTCTGGTCTGCAGCGTTGCTCAATGCCGATGAACAGGCATTCGCCTACATGATAGGGATGGAGGACGATGCCTGATGGCCGGTAGCTTTATTGCCATCAGCCACCATGGGGTGGCCGATGCCCACGAACTGCTGGCCAAGCTCTACCAGCAAACCGGTGATCTCAGTGAGCCGCTGGCCGATATTGGCGAAGGGCTGCAGCTGTCGCACCGGGATCGCTGGGATGCCCAAGAGAACCCGGAAGGAGAACCCTGGGCCCCGCTCTCGGAGAAGTACCGTGCCCGCAAGCCGCGTCATGCCGATGAGATACTGCGTCTGAACGACGATCTGCGCGATACCCTCGACTATCAGGTTGATCCCCAGGCCCTCTACTTTGGTACGCCCATGGTATACGGTGCCGCCCACCAGTTCGGGCGCCCAGAGATCAACCTACCAGAGCGCCGTGTTCTGGGGCTGTCAGAAGAGGATAAACAGAGCGTGCTGGAGACGCTGGAGGGTTATTTGGTCATCGAGGCTCCGTGAGCTTCTGGGCGCCTCTGGTGCCCCCTTACGGCTACGATGGCATGTCTACCCTCTCAATAGGTCAGGAAAATGGCGTTTAAACACCATTAAACAGTATCGCCGCCCCCCAGCTTACCCTCCGATCCATCCTGTGATGCAGTAACCCACCATAAACCCCACCCAATTCTCAGTTCGATGACACTGGCCGCAATGAGGTTTGCTGTGACCAGCCGGAGTGAGAGTGATGCACAAATCTGCCATTGCCGTGGCCATCTTGAATGCAAGACCAACCGCCCTGGGGTTGGCCGTGCTCGATGCAGCCCTTGGCCCGAGCGAAGACGGTTGGTACCAGTTGCTGCCGGTCGGCCCGTTCAAGGCCCGCGATGGCCGCCCCCTTGATGTTCCTGGTGGTCACTGGCAGCTCGACAAGAGCATCGCCACCACGCTGATCAATCGAGCAAAAGCGCTCGGGCAAGACATCCTGATCGACTACGACCACCAGACCCTCCATATCGAAAAGACTGGCAAGGAGGCTCCGGCTGCCGGTTGGTTCAACGGTGACGAGATTGAATGGCGTGAGGGGCTGGGCCTCTTTATCAAACCGCGCTGGACGGATCGTGCCGCTGCCATGGTGGCTGCCAAAGAGTACCGATTCCTTTCTGCCGTCTTTCCCTATGACGCCCAGGGCCGCCCGCTAGAACTGCGAATGGCCGCCATCACCAATGATCCCGGTGTGGTGGGTATGCAGGCTCTGGCGGCGCTCAGTGCGCTACCCGCTTCCCAACCTGGCCAGCTGGCCAACCCCTCCAAGGAGACATCCATGAATGAACTGCTGAAAAAGCTGTTGGCCAAGCTCGGCATCGAGCTGACCGGCGATCCCACTGATGAGCAACTGCAGAAGGCGCTCACCGAGCTCGATAGCCTGCAGGCCAGCGCCAAGAAAGCGCCGGAGCTGGAGGCAGCACTCACTGCCGAGAAGGCATCGCTGGCCGCGCTCAAAGCGCAGCCGGGTGGCCAAGTTGACCTGGCGCAATTCGTGCCGGTGGCGACCTATAACGCCCTGGTTGCCCAGGTAGCGAGTTTAAGCGCCAAGGTGGAAACCACGGATGCCGCAACGCTGATCAAGGAAGCCCGTACCCAGGGCAAGGTGGTGGCCGCCGAAGAGGAGTATTTGACCGCCTATGCCTCCCAGAAAGGGGTAGCTGCCCTCAAGGCGTTGCTGGATCCCCGTCCGGCGATTGCCGCACTGTCCGCCAGCCAGACCACTCAGGTGACCCTGCCCGAGAAGAAGGGGGATGCGGTGCTCTCGGCGGATGACAAGTATGCCGCCGACCAGCTCGGTATCAGCCACGAGGAGTTTGCCAAGGCCAAGCAGGCTTAAGCGCAGACCCTACCACGCCATTTATCCAGAGAAGGAACACCCGTATGGCCATGATTACACCCGCGCTGTTGCAGTCCCTCTTCACCGGCTTCAAGAAGAACTTTGAAGACGCCAAGAGTGAAGCGCCTGCCCAGTACACCAAGATCGCCACCGTGATCAAATCGACCACCAAGTCCAATACCTATGGCTGGTTGGGCAAGTTCCCCAATCTGCGTAAGTGGGTCGGTGATCGGGTGATCGAGTCGATGAAGGCGCACGGTTACCAGATCGTCAACGAAGACTTCGAGGCCACCGTCGGCGTCGATCGCAACGATATCGAAGATGACGAACTGGGTATCTACGCGCCGATGTTTGCCGAGATGGGCCGTTCGGCGGGCATTCACCCCGATGAGCTCTGTTTCGGTCTGCTCGGTGCTGGCTTCACCACGCCTTGCTATGACGGCCAGTATTTCTTCGACACCGATCACCCGGTCTATCCCAAGGCCGATGGCACCGGCACCCCTGTCTTGACTGCCAACGTGGTGGTGGATGCCGGTTATCAGGGGGAGCCCTGGTTCCTGCTCGATACCAGCCGCGCCCTCAAGCCGGTCATCTTCCAGGATCGCAAGTCACCGCAGCTGATTGCCATGACCAAGATCGATGACGAAGCGGTATTCACCCGCAAGGAGTTCCGCTACGGGGTCGATTGCCGCGATGCCGCAGGCTTTGGCTTCTGGCAGTTGGCCTTTGCCAACAAGCGGGCGCTGACCCCCGACAACCTGTGGGATGCCTACTCCAAGATGCGGGAGTTTCAGGCTGATGGCGGCCGCAAGCTTGGGGTGAAGGCCACCATGTTGGTGGTACATCCCTCCCTTGAGAAGCTGGCGACCCAGATGCTGGAGCGAGAGCTGTCGAACAGCAGCAGCAACGAGCTGAAAGGCAAGTTGGAGCTGGTGGTGGCTGACTACCTCTAACCCTGCGTTATGCCTGTTTAAAGCGGGGTTAAACAGCTGCCTGGCACTGTTTAACCCCCGGTTTAAACAGCCTCTCTATCAGATATGACGAGGAAAACATGAGATGGAACAAGAGATGGAACTGGCTATTCGAGTGGGGATTACGTCAACAGTTCGTCAGGTCTATTTTCGCGCGGGCCTGCCGATTGTACCGGGCAAGTCTGAGATGGTTGTGTCGCCTGAGCAGTGCGCGACCCTGGAGAACGACCCGCGTCTGGTGGTCGTCCGGTTGGCTGAAGACACCAGCCTTCAGGCAGGTGATGCACCATCGGCGCCTGGGGATCTGGACGCAACACTGGGCGTCCTGACCGGTTCGGGCTATCTGGCAGGGGTTGCCACCTTGGCTGGCAAGGTCACGCCGCTGGCCGAGATGAAGGTCGATGAGCTGCGCGAGCTGGCGCTGCAGATGGGTATCCCGGAGGCGGCCAAGCTCAAGAAGGCCGAACTGGTGACAGCGATCGCCGCGACCGAAGTGCAATACCCGGTCAAGGATGAGCAGTCATCTGGCCAGAACGGAGAGCAGTGATATGTACGCCAGCGTCAATGACATGGTGATCCGCTTTGGCGAGGCCGAGTTGCTACGCCTGGCCATGACGCCGACCGGTGAGCTGGATCAGGCGGCCATCACCATCGCCCTGCAGGATGCAGGCGCCTTGATCGATGGCTATCTGGCGGGTCGCTATCCCTTGCCGCTGGCCCATATCCCGAGTGCCCTGGTACCTATCTGCGCCGATATCGCCCGTCACCGTCTCTATGGTGAACAGGCACCGGAGCAGATAGCAAAGCGCAATGAGGCTGCCCTGGCCTTTCTGAAATCGGTTGGCAAGGGGGAGCTGGCGCTGGGGTTGGCATCCGATGGCGCCACCCTGGAGAGCCAGAACCTGGCTCAACTGCAGTCGGATGGGCGGGTGTTCGGGCGGGATAAGGGGGGCTTTCTATGAGCCAACCCGCCAACCAGTCAGGTACCGAACTCGACTATCTGCAGGCGGGCGAGCGGCTGCGTGAGCTGCTGACCCCCCTGAAAACCAAGGGGCTCAAGGATGTGTTTGTGGCCACCGATGTGGCGGCCATCGCCAATCTGGGCCAGCACAGTCCGGCGGTGCATGTGGTCTATCAGGGCGAACGTGAGAGCGAAGGCACCCAGTCAGGCCGGGCCAGCAGCTTTGATCAGCTCTGGTTGCTGGTGCTGGTACATCGTGCCAGCCCCAAGGAGGTCAGTGCCGGAGTGTGGCTTGCCCGCATCCTGCAGGCCGTCAGTGGGCGAGCATGTGGTGATAGTACCTTTCGCCGCGAAACCCCACCGGTCAAACCCAGTTACAGCGGCGGTGCGGCTTATTTGCCGCTTGCCTTTACTACCCGAGTGAAATTCAAAGGAGAGCGATGATGAGCGAAACACTGCACCTGGAAGGGGATCTCTTTATCGAGACCTTTACCAACGGGGTCTCGGCCGGGGTGATTGGCCCCATCGATGTGGATAGCCTGGAAGTGAAACCCGACAGCCAGAAGATCTCGATCCCCAGCAAGCGCAAGGGGCAATACGGTCAGGCGCGGGAGAACTACCACATTCCCAAGCCTGCCATGGTCACCATCAAGACCACCGAGATCCCGCCCGTGCTGCTGGCCGCCGCCTTTATGGGTCTGGAGAGCCCCATCAATCAGGGGGCCGGGACGCTGACTGATCTGCCGGTGACCCTGCCCGCCTGGCCGAAGTGGGCCCAGCTGGGCAAGAGCAATATTGCCGCAACCGGTCTGGCCATCAAGGAAGGGGTCACGGCGCTGGTAGTGGGTACCGATATCGAGGTCAACTATGCGCTCGGGCTGGTACGGGCGATCAAGGGTGGCTCGGTGGCGGACGGCGGCAGCTTGACGGTCAGCGGTACCTATAACGCGGTGACTGGTACCCGCATCGCGGGCAACATCCAGCCGGAGATCAAGGCGCGACTGCTGCTTGATGGCCGCAGTATCGTCAGTGGCGAAGCCATCAAACTGACCGTGCCCCGTGCCAGCTTGTCACCCAAGAAGGCGGTGGACTTTATGAGCGACAAGCCCATCGAGATCGAGCTGGAGGGGGAGCTGCTGGCCGTGGATGGCGAGACTGCCCCCTTCTATGTGGATCGACCGGTCACCGTTTAACCCCTGCTTGTTGTTCAACCGACTCAAAGGCCCCGATCGCTCGGGGCCTTTGCTTATGACTAATCCGCCATAAACCCGCCCATCCCTGCCCATCCTGCACCATATGGCAATCGGCCCAGTAGCCTTATGAGCGCAGGAAATCTGATGAGCACCAACACCACCCTCAAACTTGCCCTGGAGCTGGCGGCCAAGGTCACCGGCCGGGAAGACCTGGCCGCGTTGGCGAGTGAGGTGCAGGAGCTGGGCCCTATCTCGGATGAGACGGCCGCCGAAACGGCGCAGTTGGCCGAGAGCCTCGAATCGTTAAGCCGCCAGCAGGCGCTGATCCAGCAGTTCAATGACTCAAAGGCCGCCCTGACCCAGCTCGAACTGGCGACCGTGCTCAGCCGTGACAAGCTGGAGCAGTTGCGCCGCGAGCAGCAGGCAGGCAGTGGTGACGCCAAGGAGCTGGCCGAACAAGAGCGGTTGCTGACTTCCGAGGTCAAGCAGCTGGAGCGCCAGCTGGTCGCTCAATCCGCCAGTCATACCCGCCTCCACGCAGGGCTCAAGCAGTCCGGGCTCGATACCCAGAACCTTGCCCAGGAACAGCAGCGCCTGCAGCGTGAGCTGACCAAGAGCGTCGCCCAGACCGAGCGACTGGGACGCGAGCTTAGCCAGGGTAGTCAGCAGGCAGGTGGCTTGCAGGGGGCCATCGGCAGCCTGACCGGGCGTCTGGTGGCGCTGGCAGGTACCTGGTTCGGTATCCAGACCCTTACCACACAACTGATAGCCATGTTCCAGACTGGCGATCAGGCCGAGCGCCTCGATGTGCAGCTCAAGGCGGTGATGGGATCGATTGCCGGTGGCAAAGAGGCGTCAGCCTGGATCCAGGACTTTGCCAAGAATACTCCCCTGCAGCTTAGTGAAGTCACCCAGGTATTCGTGCGGCTCAAGGCGTTCGGCATCGACCCTATGGCGGGGGCCATGCAGGGTATCGTCGATCAGGCGTTTAAGTTGGGCGGCGGTTTTGAAGAGGTGCAGGGCATCTCTCTGGCGCTCGGCCAAGCCTGGGCCAAGCAGAAGCTGCAGGGGGAGGAGATCCTGCAACTGATTGAGCGGGGCGTACCTGTCTGGCAGATGTTGGAGCAGGTGACTGGCAAGAATACTGCCGAGCTGCAGAAGCTCTCTGAGGCAGGCAAGCTGGGCCGTGAGACCATCTCTGCCCTGATGAATGAGATTGCCACCCAATCGCGCGGGGCGGCTGCCGACAACATGAGTCTGCTTTCCGGGCTTATCTCCAATGCCCAGGACAACCTCGCCAAGTTTTACCGGATGGTGGCCGAGAACGGGGCGCTGGCCTGGCTCAAAAACCAGCTGGCCAACCTTAATGCCGAATTTGAGGCGATGGCCAAGGATGGCCGCCTGCAGGAGTGGGCTCAACGCCTCTCCGATGGTTTTATCTCTATGGGGGAAACCCTCAAGTCGCTGATCCAGACCCTCTATGAGTGGCGCACCGCGCTGACCGTGCTGGCCCAAGCTTGGGTCGGCCTGAAAATCGCGGGCTGGATTGGTGATCTGCGCGGCCTCTACGCCCAGTTTATTGCCATGCCTGTGGCGACAGCGACAGCAGCAGGCGGCATGACGACAGCGGGCACAGCAGCCGCTGGTGCTGCGATAGGGGTCAGGGTACTGGGCGCAGCTGTCAAGGGGCTGCTGGCCGCCGTGGCAGTCGAGTCCATCATCCAGATCACCCAGTTCGCCTCCGCCCTGCGTCAGCTGGTGCAGGCTGAGCTGGCACTCCGGGAGGCGCAAGCGCTGCGCTCCGAGACTCAGGCCCGCCTCAATGGTCAGTTTGCCGCCCTGTCAGCCGAGCTCGGTTTTGCCATCACCAGCATGGCGGATCTCGATCGCCTGGTCGCCGAGGGCAAGGTGCATTACGACGATGCCACTGGAAGCTGGCAGAAGGGGGCTGCAGCCGTTAAAGCGCTGGGGGATGAGGCAAAGAGTACCCGTGATTATCTGGCCGAGATCAATGCGGTGGCCAAGCAAACCGCAGCTGATGGCCCAGCCAAACTGGCAGAGGCGTTTAAGGTGCTCGGCCTCGATTTTGAGCAGGCCAATGGCCGTATCGGTGAGGGTTTTCAGAAGACCATCGGCGCCCTGGATGTATTGGTGGCGCACACGGGGGCCAGTAGTGCCGCCATCGAGGAGGCGCTGGCCGCCGCCTACAACAGCGCCAAGACCACCGCCGAGATCGATGCGGTGATCGAGCGTCAGAAGCAACTGGCCGCCCAGGGAAAAATCACCGGGGATGCGCTGGCTCGCTCGATGGCCATCGCCGCCGATGCCATGGCCAAGGTGAAAGGGGGGAGCGGCGATACCAAGCAGGCAGTCGCGGCCATTGGTGATGGCTTTGACGAAGTGGCCGCACGGGCCAAAGGTGCTACTGATGCGATGCGTGCGGGGCTTAAAGGGGTACAGGATGAAGCCAAGCAGACGAATGCCAGCCTCACCAGTAGTGGCGGGGGAGGTGGCCGAGGCGATACCCGCACAGTGAACGCCGGTTCCTTCTACTACAAAACCGTGGATCTCAACGGCCTGCGCGGCAATGCCGAGGGGCTGGCCAATACCTTGGCTGGTGTTGAGGATGAGCTGGCCCGCTACAGCCAGAAGGTCAAAGACATTCCGGCCTATAGCGAGTGGAGCAAGTATTACGGCGAGAAGTTCCAGAAGGAAATGGAGGTCATGCGGGCCCGCCTCAAGGAGGAGCTCGACAAGGCCCAAGCCAAGGAGCTGGAGAAGTCAGCAACACCGGCCGCACCCGTTCCCGTGTCCACTCTCCCCCAGGTTCAGACCCAGACCGCCCCCGTGACCAGGCAACTGCAGCCGATCGTGATCCAGTTGGGTGAGCGTTCTGCCCGGATTGATGTGGCCCAGGAACAGGTAACGGGCCTGCTGGATGTGTTGAGGCGTTACCAGGAGGGGCAGACATGAACACGATCAACGGGGTCATCCTGGATGACGAGCTGGAGTGGACTGATGAATGGGATTGGACGCCCATGCGCCAATCCGTGGAATACGCCGTGACGGGCGATTTCATTGCTCAGCAAGGGTTAAAGAAGGGGGGCCGCCCGATGACGCTGACAGGGCGAGCTAAACGGTCTGAGCTCGATGCTCTCTATCTCTTGCTGCGCACTCCCGAGGTGATGACGCTCATCCTGTTCGGGCAACAGCACCGGGTGCTCTGGCGGCATGAAGAGGTACCCATCCAGGCGCTGCCTGATATGAACGTCTCGAACTCGGCCGATTTTCCCGAACTGGGATACACCATCACTTTGCGTTTAACAGAGGTTTAAACAATGCCCATCACAGCAAAAGACATTGTCATCTATGAGTCTGCTCGGCTGACTGATGAAGACAACGGCGGCGGCCTGCCGACTGGCAAGAAGGTGGTCGATGGGCAGGTGAATAACCTTTTCCCGGATACCTCCCGCCTTGACCGTACCCAAGGCCGGGTCAATATCCGCAAGGTGTTTTGCGGGGTTGCGGTGGATACCCAGGAGGTATACCAAGGCTCTCACTTCATGGTGAGCAAGGATGCCGCCGACAGCCACGTCAACATGATCGCTTTCCCTGGAACGGCCACCGACCAACGCCGTGAAGTGAAGAACGCCATCGAGAGCTACTTGGTGCCGGGTTATAGCGCCCGGATGTACCTGCTCGGCGACCAGTACAAGGGGCAGCGGATGATCCTGACTTTTCAGGAGCTGTCATCCCCAGAGCCGGAGCCGGGTACCACTATTCTGTTGCGCTCTGACACCTTCGAGCAGTACGTGAAGATCGCCGAGTATGAGTCTCATGAGCAGACCTTTACCTATGAGCGCAACGGCTCGTTCCAAACCCTGCAGCGCCGGGTCTGCACCCTGAAACTCTCCTCTCACCTGCAGGCGACCTTTGTTGGTGGTACACCCAGCCCTGCCGGGGTGGATGTGGCGGCCAACAAGACCGCCGCCGATGTGCTCACCACCACCGTGGCCGATGCGGCCCGCTACTATGGGGTGGCCGCGCTGGCTCGCCGAGCCATGCCGGGGGATCTGCAGGTGCGGGTCAATTCGGTCTACAAGCCGATCGTGCCGAGCGCCTACAGCGAGAACCTGCTCACTGACCGGGCAGCGGCGGCCGATCTGGCGATCATGCAGCCTGCTGGCCCTGCCATCAGTCGCCCGCTGCAGTTTGCCTTGGTCGCTGGTAGCCAGTCCCGCAGTTATCTGGAGCGGGTACCGCAGCGCGGCTCGCTGCTGCTCAGTCTGGATGGTGGCACCTTCAAGTGCGATGGCACCGGAGCCCTGCGCCATCAATCAGGAAACAACAATTTCAGCCGGGTCGAGGTCAACTTCGAGACCGGACAGATCGACGCCTGGCGCAATGCGGGCAATTTCACCGGGTCTGCCAATGCCACCTACACCCCGGCAGTGCGGATCTTGGGGAACCTGATCAGCGTCAGCAAAGCGGTGACGGCGGCCACACGCACCTTTAACTGGACGTTCGACTTCTCTGCCGCCGTACCTATGCCGGGATCGCTGCGGGTAGCCTATCGGGCACTCGGCAAGTGGCAGCAGCTTGATGACATGGGTAGCGGCCAGCTGGTAGGGCAGGGGGCGGGTACCATCAACTTCGTGACCGGCTCGCTGGCGATCACCACCGCAGCGCTGCCTGATGCAGACAGCGAGATCATCGTCCAGTTCCAGCCCTCTCAGGCGCTGGAGGTCGAGCTGCTGCTCGGCACCAAGGCGGTTGGCAAGAATCAGCGGCTGGAGTTGCCTGATGGAATCCTGCCCGGTTCGCTGCGGATCACCTGGGTCAATGGTGGCACCAGCTATGCCCTCAACAGCGACAGTCAGGGGATGTTGACCGGCCACGGTAGCGGCGTGGTGCGTGATGTCGATGGCCTGATTGAGTTCACTCCCAGCGTGATGCCGGGGGATGGTCTCTATCAGATGAGCTACACCAAAGACATTCGCTTGATGGGGGAGGCGGTGATCCCAGGCGCGGGTAACCAGAGCGCCAGCGGGTCGGTGGGCAAGGCGTTCAAGCCGCGCTCGTTCCTGCTGCGCTATGCGGTGCGCCGTTTCAACTATGCAGGCCGCTACAATGCCCAGGGCGCGGGCAACTACACCACCCACAACGTCGATATTCGTGACGATGGGGCGGGCAACCTCAAGCGCGGCAACGAGAATGTGGGGGTGATCGACTATCAGACTGGGGTGTTTTCCTTCACCTGGTCACAGGGCTACAGCTACAAGTACGAATACTATGTCGGCCAGACTTGGACGACCGGCACCGTCAATCTGTTTGAGGAGATGGTGGGCCCCGGTAGTTGGCAGGCGCTGGAGACCGGCCCAGGTAGCACCCCCATCAGCAAACAGGTCAACGCCCCGGAGCTCGACTTCTCCCTCGGCAAGCCTAACATCCTGACCGGTTCGCTCTGGTTTATCGATGGTGGTAACCACTACATCGAGCGGGACGGCATCCTCTGGAAAAACCCCGACTCTCGCACTGGCGCGGGTAGCCGGGTTGGGCGGGTGGATCTGGGCGCTGGCCGGGTAATCGTCTCTGACATGAACGACTTCACCGGCAACATCAACCTGCTGGCCTGTGCCCGCGTCATCACGGCAGGCTTTGCTGCCGAGCTGACCTTCCGTACCCCTGGCAGCCCGCTCAAGCAGGCCAACTTCCAGCTGGCGGCGGTGGCCTATGACGGCACCCTGATCAATGCCAGTGCCAACGCCCAGGGGGAACTGGTCGGCAATGGGGTGACCGGTTCGGTCAATACCAATACCGGCGTGGTGAAGGCCACCTTCAACAAGCCGGTAATGGCAAGCTCTGCCCGCTACAACACCGTTTTGCTGACCGCGTTGCCGCTCGATGCCACCCGCATCGGGTTGGATCCAGTACGTCTACCGGCCGATGGCAAGGTGCCCATCTATCAGGATGGTGATGTGCTGGTGCTGTCGCACACCGCCTCACAAGCAGTGGGCTCACCAGCAGGTGGGGCGGTACTGGATGCCGGGCGTGACTACGTGGCCGATCTCTATCTGGTGGGGGCCAATGGCAAACGCCTTGCCCCGTCCCAGTACACCGAAGATCGGGATGGCGGCACCCTGACCCTCAAAGCCGGTTACAGCCTGGTAGATGAGGCAGGTACGCCTGTCTCCACGCCGCTCACCTTCGTCAATCGCATCGAGCATATGAGCCTGGTGCAGGACGTGCAGATCAGTGGCGATCTGACCCTGGCTATCCCGTTGGTGCATGAGTACCCGGCAGGGGAAACCATGGTCAGCTCCTGCTTGCAATTTGGTGACCGGTTTGCCAGCTGGGGCAGCAACTTTGTCCAACAGAGCTGGAACAGTGCCAGCCCGAACTGGCAGGACGAGCCATCCGGTGGCGCCATCAGCGCCAACTACAACTGGGCGGATCATCCGGTGCAGGTCACCAACCGCGGGGCAGTAGACGAGAAGTGGGCGCTGGTCTTCACCAGCACCACCACTTACAACCTGCTGTCCCAGACGCGGGGGATGATCGCCTCCGGCAACCTGACCACCGACTTGGCCCCGCTCAACCCCAACACCGGTACCCCCTACTTCGTGCTGGAGGCGGCGGGTTTCTCCAGCGGTTGGGCCACCGGCAACGTTGTGCGGTTCAATACCAGCTCGGCCCTGGCGCCTGTCTGGCTGCTGCGCTGTGTCAGCGTTGGCAGGGCGACCCACCCGGATGATCGCTTTGAGGTCACCCAGCGTGGTGACGCCGATTAAGCGGCGATCTTGGGGTAATGAGAGATAACGAGGAGCCGCACCGTGCAGCGACTATCAGGCAGTGTCAATGATCAGGGGATTTCAGTGGTCGATGCCGTGGTGCTGGCCATACCGCGCTTTGCCGGGGTGATCCCCGGCTCCTCGCCACCCAAGGTGGGGCGATGGGTGATTGGCCACACCCGCACCGATGTAGCTGGGGCGTGGCAGCTCGATTGTGACTATTCAGGCCCGGTCATCGTGATGTGCTGGGACACCACAGGACGGAAATTGGCCCCCATGGTACTGGGGCCGGTGGAGGCATAGATGGCATTGGAATTTGGTTCAGGTACGCAGGCAGATCCGTATCTGCTGGTCAATCTAGCCGACATTGATGCATTTGTTAAAACGAAGCTTGATTCAGGCCAGTGGTTTGCATTAACTGCAGACCTTGATGTTTCTGCCTCAATTATTAACATATATGGTTGGGCAGCAAAATCATGGAAATTTAATCTGGATGGTCGTGGGTTTAAGCTTTTTTTAAAAGTGAATTATTACTTTGGTGGGATATATGATTCTATTTTGAAAAATGTACACTTACAAGTTGCGACTACCCATTCATATCTGTTTGCTAGTAATCCCACAGGAACCATCATTTTAAATAACTCAATTATAGAATTCCCCAACGCTACACCAAGTACAACTCGTATTGCTGTTTCTGGTGGCAATGGCTTTGTAATGGAAAGCACAACATATTTTGGTGTTAAAGCTGGGTCGGTGAGTATTTATAAAGTTGGTAATGCTACGCCAAATACAATCAACGTAAATAGTTTTGCTGATGGTAACCCATACAATAAAGATAATTACGTAGGACTTAATGAGTTATATTGGATTTTTGATGGTGTTAGTTTACCAAGACCTCGCCCTCAGGCGACTGCAGACCTGACCACTCGTTACGCTGTAAAGGGCCAAAGCAAAGTTGGTGGTAACGGACGTCAACGCAATCTGGCAGTGTTTACCGAAAACGGCTTGCGCTACAAGGTGCAGAATACAAGGGTCGACGGTTCATTTTTTCTGAATCTGAATGATGTAACTACCCCGGTCATTGTGTTGGCTTATGACGATATCGGGGCCAAAGCAGCAATCAATACCGCATATAGTCTGAACCAGATTATTCACCCGGCCACCCCCAACGGCTTTCGTTATCGTTGCACCTTGGCTGGTAACAGTGGCGCGACTATTCCACCAGAACCTTGGCCAACCTCAGCTGTATTAACAATAGGCGCCGCCAAATTCACCCCGGAGCCGGTCTATGAGCCCAAAGCCCATGGCCCGCTGCTACCGGTGCTGTTTAACGTAGTGACTGAGCAACCTGTGTGAGGTCGTGATGGCAACTCCCTATTTATTAGCCGCTGATCCACGTGCCCTGTCGTTTGATGCCAGTGCCACCTATGTTGCCCCCGCAGCCCAATCTGTGCTGTTCGATGTGCCTGACTGGTTGGATCGGCAGATTATCGGCCGAGTGGCGGGTGTGGTGACGGTGCGCGATATTGGCCGCGCCCGCGAGGTGTTGGTGCTGAGCGCCGAACCCATTGATGGCCAGTATCGGGTGCTGGCCGAGGTAACCAGCGGTGGGGATGGCGCATTTGCCGCCCAGTGGCCGACCTACCAGGGCAAGGTGTTGGTGGTGGGGATATCTCTGTTCGGTGAACCCTTCCAGCCGCAACGCATCTATCAGGTGGGGGAGGTACTCAGCCCCACCGAGTGGACAGGCTTTGTCTATGTCTGCGAGCAGCCCGGCACGGCGGGAGCCCAAGAGCCGGTCTGGCCGCAAGCGGAAGATGCGGCGGTGCAGGCTGGCAGCGCGGTGTTCCGCACCAGGCAATATCTGCCCATCGTGGCCCATGGGCCGCTGCAACCGGCCATCGAGGTGAGCTGATGTATCTGCCGCCCCCCGCAACATCCATCCCGCTGGCATTCAAGACGCCGCGCAGCCCGGTGTTCCTGCCCGCCGTTGACGCCATTCACTTCTATCTGGGCGGTGCCCTGCGGCCACCCTTGGCCCCGGCGATCCAGTCCAGGGTAGCCAGCCATTGGTTGGGGTTGGCACGGGTGACGGATAGCGGACTGGCACTGGACGCTGGCATCCTGCGCGAGAGCGATCTGTGTGAGGCGCTACCGTTCGGTAGTGCTGTGGCACAGGATCATCAGCTGCAGGCGCCGCTGACGCAGGCCACCCCACTCGATCTGGCCCAAGCTGGCGGCTGGTTGCAGGCCACCCATCTTGACTTGCGTCAGTGGCAGGGACTGGCGATGAGCACGGCCCGCGATCAGCGTCCGGTGGTCGGCAGTTGGCAGCAGGCGGCCACGCCGCTGGATCTGGCCAGCTGCACCCCATGGCAGCAGCCGCCAGCCCGAGACCAGGCCAGCCAGACCAGCTGGCATATCACCGATCTCAGTCATCGCCCCTGGGAGTTGCGCTGGGATGGTCAGCCCCCGCTGTTAACCCGGCTACCCACCCGCGATCACCTGGATTTTTCCCTGACCGCCACCACTGGCGAGTGGCAGGCAATGAGCCTGGTGCTATCGCTGGCATCGCCCCAACCGAGCCGCCCCGTTGCCCCCCGTGATACCGGCCATGGCCTGCCTGCGGGTTATGCCCGCGTGGCAGACCAGAGCGATACCATGCCCTGGGGTGTTGGTGCCAAGCCGCTCGACCCTGATTGGGGTCTTGATCACGGCGATAACTCGGGCGGTGAGATCGGCGATCGCGACCCCCCCATCAACCCCAAACCGGCGCCCTATATCATCATGAACGAGATCAGCTGTGTTGCCGTCAATGGCAGCGAGCGCGTACCGCTCGCCCTGTTCAATCCGAGCCTGAAACTGGATATCGACAGCTTTGTGTGGGAGCTGACCGGCGAACTTCGGGGCAAGACCAATCTGCCCTATGTGAAGCCAACCGCCACCGGCCCGCGTCATATCGAACTGACCATCAACGGCTGGACGTGGCTGTTTGCGGTGCAAGGCTACCGGGTCAACCGCGCCCTGGGCAGTGAGGTCTATCCCTTCACGGCCCGTTCGCGCACCCAGTTCCTCGATGGCCCGTGGGCCTCACTGGTCGATGTGGCCGTGCCCAATGAGCTGACCGCCTGGCAGCTGGCCGCCGAGCTGCTGACCCCGCTAGGCTTTGCCATCGAGCGGCCCGCCCATGGCGAGTGGGTGCAGACCCCGGATTGGCCGCTGGCTCCGGGCTCAATCAGTGAACGGATGGCCCCCAAGGAGCTGCTGGCTCGCTTGGCCAAGGCTGCCGGGGCGGTGCTGGTGCCCCATATGAGTGAGGACAAGGTGACGGTGCAGCCAAGGTATCTTGTGAGCCCGTGGCACTGGGCCACGGCGCCGGATTCGGCCTTTAGCCATCTGATCCCCGAGGAGATGATCCCGGAAGAATCGAGCGAATCGGCATCCAGCCCCCGCCTTGAGCGGGTATTGATTGCTGGTACCACTCACGGGGTGGTCACCGAAGTGGTGCGCACCGGCACGGCAGGCAGCGAGAGCGGCGAGGATATCAGCGATGTGCTGGCCCAGACTCACCCGGTCAATGCCGAGCGGGGCCGCAACCTGATAGCCGACTCGGGCGAGCAGGAGCTGAAAACCCTGCGCTTGCCGCTGATGCGTCCGGGCCAGGCGCCCGGCTTGGTGGTACCTGGTCAGCTGGTGAAGGTGCTGCGGGCCGATGGCAGTCATACCAGAGCGCTGTGCATCAGCAATGCGCTGGCGCCCTCTGGCATCAGCTCGGTGTGGCAGAACGTCACCCTGGAAGTACACTTGGACATGGAGGCGTAGATGGCGAGCAACAACCCATGGAAGAAGTTTGAGGCCATGCTGCCGAGCACGGTGCGGGTAAGGGGAAAGGTGATCCTGGTGGATACCTTGCGCGGTACCAGCCTCATCGAGCAAGTCGGCGGCTCTCGCCTGCGGGTGTTCGGTACCGGCGCCGCTGTTGGCCGTTGGGTGCTGGCTGAGAATGGTGCAATTGTGACCCAGCTCCCCGATCTGCCCTTTGCTAGAGTGGAGGTGTAG